GCCAGCAACAACATCAACCTGGCTGGCAAAATCAATATTGGTGGTGCTGGTAATGCACCAGCGGCAACTGCACAGACTCTGGTCAAATTGGTTTACACTTCGGTAGACGGTACTGCTGGTAATACCTACTGTGCTGTACAGTACACCTAACCAAAATCATTGACATTAACCAAAAATCATAGTATACTTGTTGAGTAAAATCTCAATAAATACTGACTATGATACTTGCATACCTATTACTCCTAACCGGTTTAACTATAAGTTCTGTTGCGATCTACTACTCAGTGGTTGGCTTAACAGCCATATTTTCTGCCGCAGCTGTTCCGATCATGATCATGGGTGTGAGCCTGGAAGTGGCCAAACTGGTCTGCGCTACCTGGATCAAGCAGTACTGGAGCCGTGTACCACGTTTAATGAAGACCTACATGGTCACAGCCGTTACGGTATTGATGCTGATCACAAGTATGGGTATCTTTGGTTTCCTATCTAAAGCACACAATGATCAAAATTTAGTGTCGGGTGATGTGGGTGCTAAACTGGCTATCTTTGATGAAAAGATTGCTACAGCACGTGGCAATATCGAAGCTGACCGCAAACAACTCACACAGATGGATGCCGCAGTGGATCAGGTCTTGGCTCGAAGCACAAGTGAAACGGGTGCTGACAAGGCTAATGCTATTCGCAACAGCCAAAAGCGTGATCGTGCGGCCTTGGCTCGAGACATTGAAACAAATCAACGTATCATTAGCCAACTCAACGATGAGGCTGCTCCCATCCGTGCCGAAAATCGCAAGGTCGAAGCCGAAGTAGGACCTATCAAATATATCGCGGCATTTATCTACGGTACTGCACCTGATGCATCAATGTTGGAACGTGCAGTGACCTGGATCATTATCATGATTGTCGTAGTATTTGATCCACTTGCTGTTATCATGCTGTTGGCCAGTCAAATGACCTTTGCTTGGTCCAGAGAACAAAAACGTACACAGGACGAAGATATTGCCCCCGATCCTGTTCTTGAGGAAGTGGAGACCACACCAGAATCTGAGAGTGTGGAACCTGAGTATGTTGCTGTGGATGGTGAAATGACTGAAGATCAAATTGATCAGATCAACACTATGTTGGCTGACTTGGCCGAATCAGCTGAAGAATTACCGGTTGAAGAATCCGCGGAGCCCGAATCGGTGGCGGAAACAAAGCCTAGTTGGTCGGGATTTGGATTTCCGATGTCAAGTGTTTTTGGTCAACCCCGAGTAGAAACAGTTATAGAAGAATCTGCCGAGAATGAATCAGAAGAGTTGCCTGTTGTAGTACCGGAACCACCCATGGAGTTTGAACCGGCCAAACAACAACCAGAATCTCGTCCGGCAAGGTTAGAAGCTGCGCCCGGACGCAATCGCGGCGTTATGCACACTCACTTGGCTGTGGAAGCCGACAACAGCGTTGAGTTGGGAAGACCGGCCAGTTCAGGATTTGGTAGCGAGTTTCCGGCCAATCCACAAAAAGGCGATGTGTTTTTAAGAGTAGACTACTTGCCAAATCGTTTGTTCAAATTCAACGATAAAAAGTGGATAGAGGTTGACAAAAGTCAAACAGACGTGTATGCTTATGAAGATGAGTATATCAAACACTTGGTAGACGAAATTGATGCAGGTCGTTATGATCCTGACATATTAACAGATGTAGAACGTGAACAAATTCGACAATTTTTGGAAAAGAACAGTTAATTTTATAACCCAATATAATTCAACTAAATAAACTTATGGCATATTATCAAAAAGGCACCGGTGTTGTGTGCAGAGGCAATTCAGTTACTGTCGGTCCCGACGGCAACGTAGAAAAGGCTATGCGTAAATTCAAGAAGAAAGTGCTGGAATCAGGCCTGCTTCGTGAACTAAAAGAACGCGAAACCTACGAAAAACCCACCACAGCACGTAAGAAAGCCAAGGCAGCAGCCAAGAATCGTTGGCAAAAACAACTACGCAGTCAGCAGTTGCCCAAAAAACTGTATTAAAAATGAAAATGTTGGACCTGTATACCTTGTCGGCTATTGACCGGCACAATATCCTGCTGGAATACTTGCGAGAAAAAGAGTTGCGAGAATCAAACCCAGCATTGATGTCAGCTTGGCAACAGTACAAAACACTGGTAGCGTTGATAGACAACAACACTCCACCGGAACCAATTGACGAAACACAGTTTGGTTAATTGTTGACAATTCTGTAAATTTCGTGTATAAATATATGTGTAGTGCCGATAGTCGGGCTACACACATAGTCATACTTGCTTAATAAAGGAGAAAAATTATGACAAATCTTGAAATTCGCACACTCGATTTACCTGCATTCGTTAATCAAATACATCGTCAAACCATTGGGTTTGATCGCATGTTTGAAGAACTAAATCGCACATTTGCCAACAGTCGTACCGATGGCAACTATCCACCACACAATGTAGTCAAACTGGATGATACTCATTACATCATCGAGGTGGCCGTTGCTGGTTTTGCCGAAGACGAAATTGACGTTGAACTAAAAGAAAACGTCCTGACCGTGCGCGGTGAACAAGCCAAGAAAGAAAGTGAAGTTGAGTACTTGCACAAAGGCATCAGTACACGCAACTTTGTACGCACTTTCCCGTTGGCCGAGCACATCGAAGTCAAAGGTGCCACTGTTAAAAATGGTATTTTAGCTATTGCTTTGGAACAGATTGTTCCTGAGGAAAACAAGCCTAAAAAGATTGCCATTACATTTGCAAAATAAATATTTTGTGTGTATAATAAAGGGGAGTCCGCACTTCCCTTTATTTTTATTATGAGCGAAAAACTAATGTCTAAAACAAAAACACAGGCCATTGTGCGCCCCCGTATTGAACCCAAACTCAATATTCCTGAGCCACCACAATATCGTGTTATCTATATCAATGATGACACTACCACACAGGAGTTTGTTATTGAAACACTTAAAATTATCTTTCACTACGATCAGGGCGGTGCAGAATCCATTACCATGAAAGTACACGAAGAAGGGTCGGCAGTGGTAGCAGTATTGCCATACGAATTGGCCGAACAAAAAGGCATTGAAGTGACCATGTTGGCACGTACCAACGGATTTCCTTTACAGGTCAAAATAGAACAAGACTCATGATATTCAACAAAGTTCGAGGCCTTAAAGAACAAGGCAAAAAAATTGGTATTACCTTTTCAACATTTGATATGCTACATGCCGGACACGTGGCCATGTTGGCCGAAGCCAAAAACCACTGTGATTATTTAATTGCTGGTTTACAAACTGATCCCACCATTGACCGTCCTGACACCAAGAACAAACCGGTGCAAAGTATTGTGGAACGTCAAATACAGTTGGCTGCTTGCCGTTATGTAGACGAAGTTGTGGTTTACCAAACCGAACAGGATCTGGTAGACCTGCTGTTGATACTTCCGGTTGATGTGCGTGTGTTGGGTGTTGAATACGAAAACAAAGGTTTTACCGGCGAACAAGAAGGGCATGTTCGCGGTATCCAACACATTTTCAATCGTCGTGATCATTCATTTTCCAGTTCAGGTCTGCGCACACGTGTGGTTGAAGCAGAATCAATGAAACTGTTGACAAAAACCAAATAACCCTATATAATACTAACATGGATATAATGTTAGATTTAGAATCACTTGGTACACGCCCGGACTGTGCTATTTTAACTTTGGGTGCTGTAAAATTTGACCCGTTTGTTCCCGACCGGTTCGGCGATAGTCTTTACTTTCGTATTGACGTCGACGAGCAGTTGGCATTGGGTCGTGAAGTACAAGAGGACACACTTCGATGGTGGGCCAGCCAAAGTGCCGACGTGTACGACGAAGCATTTGATGAACGTGATCGTGTCAGCTTAGACACCATGTATCGATCGTTGAACAAGTTTTTAGTTGGTGCTGGTAATATCTGGTGCCAAGGCCCGGCATTTGACATTGTTATCCTGGAAAATATCTATCGTCAAATGGGCTGGCCTACTCCATGGCAGTTTTGGCAAATACGTGATAGCCGTACCTTATTTGGTGTACACGGAGATCCACGTAAAAAGAACAAAGCTGGCTTGCACAATGCTTTAGAAGATTGCATCAGTCAAGCACAAGGTGTTCAAGAAATATATCGCAGTTTAAAATTAGCGAAACCATGACATTTAATTATATTTGGGTTGATCAAGACTTTCAATATAAACAAGCTGTGGAAAATTTAATTGGCCAATGCCTGGGCTCACAAAGAGCCAAAGATGCGATAGCCGGATGGGAAGCTGGTGCAATAAAATTTTTAGTAGTCACAGATGGCAATCAGGTTGTGGCCTGTAGCGGATATGGTCCGCTATATTTTTACAAAAGTTCATATTTTATTGGATTCAATTCGGTTGCTCCGGCCTATCGTGGACAAGACATTGGCAATACCATGACACGTATGCGATTGGAATTGATCAAAAATTTAGGTATAAAATATATTTGGTCTGCTAACAAGGATTCTTGGGATCGAATGAAGAAATTTGAATTTACAGAGATTGGTAAATTAACTACAGATGAGCAACATTATTTGGTAATTAAGGAAAACTAAAATCAACG